AGTTAACACACCATCCTTCATCATACGATTGGCTGTTATTCTATTACCTAATTTACGTACAGTTTCTCTATACCACTCGGCAGATTTTACTGTACCACCATCCTTTGTTGCTAGTCTATCTAATATACTTGCCATTATGTATATTTATGTTAAAAAACAACACCTAACTCTTTTTCTGTCATTATTTTGAACGTTAAATCATTATCATCACAATAGTGTTTTGCTGCCTTCCATTTTGCCTGATTTTTGATAAATTCTAACTGTTCACGTAAAAATGATTTAGATTTTCTTTTTGGTGCTTTGGGTGGTTTACATTGACGTGATGGTTTTACTTCAATCATAAACTTTTTACCACTTTTTAGTTTACAGATGAAGTCAGGATAATATCTGTGTATTTTATTGTCGATAGGTGAACGATAGATTATTGGTAATTCTTCACTACACCAGTTAATCACTTCTTCATTTTTATCCAAATACACCATAAGGCGTCTTTCTAATAGTGAACGATATACAACTCTATTGGGATCGCCGATATATTTACGTGGATTAGATGGTTTGTATAAACCTTTAAAACTCTTTCTCATTTTCATATAAATATTGTTAACAAGGATATTTATCAATGAGTTTAAGAAGCAAAATTTCAAGTATTGTACAGTCTAACTTATCTAATCTTACAGGTGGACTATCAAGTACAATATCAGGATTTATAGACGCAGGCAAGAATACAGCACAAACAAATCTTGCTGCGGCCAAGATATTAAATAAATCACCATTGGAAATAAGTGATGATACACCACAACAAGTCATCAAACAAAATCCATATGAATATGGTACTGTGTATTATCCAAATGATGTATCAAATTTAGGTGCAGGCCACTATATGATATTTGACATCATAATGTTAAAACACTCACAATTTAAAAACTCTACGTTTCAAAATGGAAACTATGTACAAACACCAAAATTTGGTATAGACCTTACAGGTAGTATTGTAGGAGAAACAGAGAAGAATACTGGTTCAGCTGTTAATAATATTAAAGATAGAGGATTACAGAAAAGACTGACTAAAATTTCCACAGGTTTAAATAAAAGAAACAATACACATAATCACGTATCAGATTCAATTATATTATATACTCCACCAAATGTAAAGACTTCCTATACAGCTAGTTATGACCAAACTGAAACTGGTAAAATTGGATTTGCTGCACAACAAGGTATAAAAGGATTTTTAGATACAGTAGGTAGTGTGACAGGAGATTTAATATCTGATGCTATTAATACAGCATTGTCAATCATACCTGGCGCAGGAGATTTAAATGCTGTTGTAAATAAAAGTTTAGGTCGTGCAAGAAATCCTAATTTAGAAATGGTATTTAAAAGTGTACCATTTAGAGAATTTAATTACACATTTGAATTTGCTCCACGTAATCAAACAGAAGCTGATAACGTAGATAAGATATTGAGATTGTTCAGATTTCATATGCAACCAGAAACAAAAGCAGGATCAGATTATTTTAGAGTTCCATCTGAATTTCAAATTACGTATATGTATATGGACAACATTAACGGATATATACCACGTATCAGCAGATGCGTATTAAAGTCAATGGAAATAGATCAATCACCTGAAGGAGTGTTTACCACTTTTTCTGCTGATAACAAAGGTGCATTTCCTACAGTAACGAAATTATCATTGACATTTGGTGAAACAGAGATTATGACTAAACAAAAAATTGTAGAGGGCTTTTAATGATTATTAAAATACTATACAAAATTAATCTATGGATACATAATTATCTATGGAAGTATGAGTCTAAAAAAAGAGAAGAACGAAAGAAAAAGGCAAAACGATAATGTATTTTTCATTGTTTCCTAAAGGTTTTTACGATTTAAAAGGTAATGGCAATCCTAAATTGGTTGTTGATCTGATGAGGCGTGTGAAGATCAGAAGTAAAATCAAAGACGAGGCTAGTCTATATGACAAGTATGATGTAGTGGACGGCGACACACCAGAGAGTATTGCATTCAAGTATTTTGGTAATGCGCAGTTGCATTGGGTTATACTGATGTTAAATGATATGACAGATAGATATTACGATTGGCCATTGACCGTATATGATTTTGAAAAATATGTAAATGACAAATATACAAATCCAGATGGCGTACATCACTATGAAAAAGTACAATCCAGTGGACCACAAACATCAACAGATTATTCTCACTTAATAGAATGCGCTAGTACAGATGTAGGAGCTGTGTCTGTATCGAATAGAGAATATGAAGACAGAATACAAGAAAGAAAAAGACAAATAAAATTAATCAATCCTGGCGTATTGCCAATTTTGTTAGAGGAATTTCAACAATTGATTACGAATAATTAATTATGTATGCTAGAATTAATCCAAATGAGTTAAATAGACCAGGCGATTTTATCATAAACGATATACGCCTTGTATCCTATCAGAGCAATAATGGTGATAATGAACCAATGAAAGTATCCATAAAATCATTGGTGACAGAAATCAACATATATGAGTCTATATTCAACAAACATCTATCTGGTAACCTTATTATATTAGACGCACAGAACTTGTTGATGAAAATGCCGATCACAGGATTTGAACGTGTGGAGTTTTCAGTACATACGCCATCTATGAGTAAAGGGTTTGACTTTAGAGAAAAGACAGGCCATCCAATGTATATCTTCTCTGTACAGAATAGAAGAAACCTAGAACAAGGTGGAACTATGATATACGAATTAACATTTACGACTAAAGAAATGTTACGAAATGAACGAGTGCGTTGTGTGAAACCCTATACAGCATCGATAGCTGATATTGTCACTGATGTGGTACGTGATAAAAATGGTTTCTATTCTATGAAAGATTTATTTGTAGAGCCTACGCTTGGAGTACACGATTTTGTTATGCCAAGAGTACGACCACACGAGGCAATTGATATGTTGTCTAAACACGCTCAAAGTAAGAAACATCATAACGCTGGTTATTTCTTTTATGAAACAAGTTTTGGATATAACTTTCGATCCATAGAATCTATGTTGGCTTCGACTAACGCTGTGGCACGACCTGTAGTTGCCAGATATGAATATCGTGTCGCTGGTCGTAGAGATGCACAACAAAACCAAGATGTAATCAAAGATATGCAGATCATACAAGATTACCAAGTAATAGATCAATTTAATACGCTCAAAAATATGAGAAATGGAGTATATTCATCCAGGTTAATAGCACACGATCAGTTTACTAAAAAATATACTGTCACTGATTTTGATTATCACCGTAATTTTGAAAAGAGTTTTCATACAGAACACGATAAACAAGGTGGCAAAACAGAACACAAAGCTATCGCTCCATTGATTAATATAGAAGAAGGCAAATACGTATCCGACTATCCAGAAGGTGTATTATTTTATGTATCTGACACATCTAAAATATTTGACACAACAGAAGCGCCTGATCCTAAACGTATATTACAAAAACGATTGTCACAAAGATTATCTTTTGAATCTTTTAAAGTTGAATTGACATTACACGGATTTACAGGATTATCGTGTGGTGATTTAGTCACAGTGAATTTACCTGCATTTACACCAGAGGATGACAATAATCCATTAGGCAATGATCCGTATATGAGTGGACGTTATCTTGTATCAACTATCCACCACGAAATATCGCCTACGTTTAATCGTCATATAATGAACGTTGAAGTATTAAAAGACGCTGTCAGAACATCATTCCCGAATGAAGTCATTGATACCTTTACTGGCAAAGAACAAATTGACCGTGGAGTAATAGATCAATATACCTTAGATGAAATGATAGTCACAGACGCTCCCAACAATTCTATTATGAAATAACACAGAGAATCGCTACGGCTATGAAACCATATAATAACGGCAAACAAATGAGAGAACAAACACTTATGAACGGTAAGAAGAAGAACAATACAAGAACAAAGAGAAAACAATGTAAGTCTTATGTAGATAAACAATTCATAGGGGTACTCTCAACATATCTCAAAAGCATCGGAAGCCGGCTTAAAACGAGTATTATCGGCGACAATCAGTATAAAAATGAAGATAAAGGCCGTCTAGCGTATCATCTATATAGATATAGTCGAATCATACGGCTGTGCGTAGGCTTATTTAAAATGGTTAAATATAGTGTAAGCCGTTGTGTTCTTATCGTTCGGCTTATCGGCAGAAAGGTTTTTGTATGAGTGAGTTTTTAGGAAGTCAATGGGTTTGGTGGGTTGGCGTTGTGGAGGACAGAGCCGATCCATTAAAAGCTGGCCGTGTGCGTGTTCGTATATTAGGAACTCATACGGAAGATAAAAACGTATTGCCAACAAATCGGTTGCCTTGGTCTCAATGTGTGTTTCCTGTATTGTCAAGTGGTATTAACGGCATTGGAAATAATTTGCCTGGATTAGTTGAAGGCTCTTGGGTGATGGGTTATTTTAGAGATGGTGAACGTAATGAGCCAGTGATATTAGGATCATTGCCAGGAAAGCCAAGCACCAAAGCAAATGCGGCCAAAGGATTTAATGATCCCAATGGCATTTATCCACGTTACATTAATGAACCAGATGTCAACAGATTAGCTGTGAATGATTCGGCCAATCCAC